TTCATTTGTGCATATGAAGTCGGCACTACAAGCCCTGCGCTACCAGTTACGGGCGTGACAACATAAGCATCAGCCGCGCCACCATCTTGAAATGATTGCGCTGAAATGCCATTGATGAACTGAGCCGTTGAAAGCTGTGTGAATATCTCCGATGTACCAGCTTGCACAGCAGGTGTCTGTCCTGTTCTTAACACGGCGTTTGTAAGCTCATCAAGGAATGAGTTTGCTTCCCCTGCGCCTAATTTTTCGGCAACAATCAAATCAGCGCCACCGCCTTCATTCGCCTTAGTTTGATAATCTCTCATTTTATTCTCCTACTCAGATACAAGTTCAATTAAAAGTATTACATTTGAAGGCATGATTTTATTCATTAAGCAATTTATACGGTCAATATTTATCCCGTTTTCAAATGTCATTTCAAAGTCATATTCAAATTGTTCTCCCATGCCGACAACATGAGCAACGATTATAAACATCGGATTTGACAAATATGCATTTGCGATTGTTTCAGTTAACCAACCCCACAAACCACCTGCAATCGTGCCATCCGATACCGCACCGCTTGAAAGTGTTACCGTAACTTGCGTGTCAGATGTGAACGCTGTGATCAAGAGCCTTGCAAGTTCATCACCAGCAACATCAATTATTTTTATCGTATCGCCAATGTTGCCAACTAAAAAATATGATCCGCTTGAATTAAGTTCGTAAGCTGATGCAGGCGTGATTGCTTCCGTTGAATAATCCCATGTGCCGCCCGTGTAAACAGTGTCAACCAATACGCCTGTCAAGAGGTTAACGCCCACAACGGTTGTGCTTGTCCATGACATTATTTCAAAAGTGTTTACTGTGTCACCGTTAGCGTCAATGGTTTTGATCGTATCGCCAATAACAGCCGAGCTTGCAAAATATGCCGCCCCTGCGGTCATTATGTAATCACCATCATCAACGACAGGCTCGGTGGAAAAGCCCCATAGACCGCCCAACGTAACACCTAGATCAACTATGCCTGTCCTATCGCTAAGTCTCAAGCCATCGCTACTATCATACTCAATACACTCTCCAGTTCCAACGATTAATCCGTTTGCGTTTATAAATCGTATAGTTTTGCCAGTATCACCATTGGAAAAGGTTCGATCTGCATTTTGAAGCCATTTATCAGACGATAATGTTGCATCATTCCCAACCGTTTCAGCGATATAATGCGGCATTGGGTTTGTCGTGCGGGTCAAATTATTGGCAACCGTGTTTGGGTATACCGCATCTGTGCCAACTGTAATAGCTAAACTGTTACCAACTGTGCTTTCATACTCAGGCTTGAATGTATTTGCAGGACATAACCGTACAATGTTATCGGGTGCTTTCTTGTCAATATACGCCTGCATTTCAGCAAGCGTTACGGTCGGGTTCTTGCTGAGTTTCTCAATAACTACTTCACGGCGCTCTGCAAGCGTTCCAACCGTACCGCTAGAACATGAATCCGGCTCACCAACAGACGTTTCCCAATCAGGCAACAAAGCAACCGTGTTATTAATATTGAACTCACTTGCAAGCAATTCAATTTGCTGCTGCGCACGGTTCGGGGCAACAGATAAAGCATTAATCAGCTTGCGTACGTTGGAATCATCAATGTTCTTTGATCCCCACGCTTTGCCCTGCGGTAAGCTGTCGGCCATTTGCTGTGCTGTGTTTGTAGGTGCTGTGAAAATGTTAGCCATTTATATAGACCACGTTAAAGTTCCAAGTGATGCAATCTCACCATCGGTAATTGTTATGTCAGCCGCCGGGGCTGTAAGCGTGAACGATGTTATGAAAGCGCCCGTTTGCAAATCCTGCGTGTTTTGTATCGCGCCTAAAAAGCTCGCTTCCGTTACGGTCTGTTCAAACTCAACCGTATCTTCAAAGAATGCAATCAAAGTATTTTCAACCGCTGTTCTCATGGTTGGCGTGTCGGGGCTCAGTGCTGTAAAAGTGAAGGCAGACGCTACAAGAGACGGCCCCTGCACAAATACATCGGCTTCAGCAGAATTTGCAGGCAATGCACCATCGTCTATAATGGCGGTCTTTGTAAGCGCAATTACAGCAGCAGACGGAATTATATTTGCATCGTTATCACGTAGGACAAATACCGATACTTCGCCAGGCTCTGGGTCAAGATACCCGCCGCCTGCACCATAGGTTGCCCGCTTGACGAATACTCTTGTGTTGCCAGTTACGGAAAGCCCTGCCAGCTTAACTTGGTCAGGCGTAAACACACCGCTTATAGTTGACCTTGAAAGCATGATCCGAGCGCGGTATGGCTCATCTGTCTCTTCAGCCGCGCCACCTGTCAATCCGTCAAACTGCACAAGCGCTGTTCCATATGTATCGTTTGAAAGCTGTGCGCCGGTGCTAAGGTTTGTTGTCTTTCCTGTTTCCTGTGCTTCAACGGGTATGCTTGCCATATTCAAATCATAAACAGGCGCTCCGGTTGCAGGGGTTGCAGGCGTGCCGGTTATCGTATACGTGAACGTATCGCGTGCCGTTACGGTAATAACAAATGTGCCGTTGTATTCTGGCTGTGTTGCACCGCTGACAACCACTGACATGCCAGTAGCAAGCGCATGCTCTGAAGCCATTGTAGCCGTTGCCGTTGAGCCCGAACGTGTAAGGGTTGACATTACCTGATTAGTTGCCGTGATCGTTGCAACAGCCGTTGACCTGTATATAATGCCGTTGCTACCCGTGAACTCTGTCAGTGCTGGAATAGTCGTGCCAACTGCTGCCGTTGTGTCGTCAAGTGATATGCTACCAATAGCCGCTGATGCATCAAGGCGTTCAAGATCCTCATAGCCGCCCCACAAATCAAGGAACACATCCGTTGCGGTCTGCGGAAACATCTGTTTTTCAAGGTCGCGCACGATAAACATTATGGCCTGCGCAAGCACCGCATTCCCGTTTGCAAGCGACATAGCCCACGTTCCAAAAACAGTTGGGTCAATTGTCGGCAACTGCACACGAAACTCAGCACGTATCTGCCCGGCAAGTTCTTCAAATGTTGGATATTCTAAGCTCATGATATATTCCTTGAAAGATCGGTATCACGCCATAGCGTTACATACCGCAGCACAGTATTGTCAACCGTTGTGACATTTGTATAAATCTTAACTGACCGCGTATCGCTTTGATTCACTATTACCTCAACAGACCGCGCAACATCATCATCAGTCATCCATTGCAGACAATCCATTGCAAATTGTTTTGCAAAGTTCAGCGTATCTTCTGTAATACGTGCTTGGTCTAATATCCAAAGCAGACCGCCAATTTCACGCCCGTTGTCAAGGTATAAAATATTGCCAACCCATCCGCGCCGGTCTTGTGCTTCCTGAACTTGCACAGCAGGAGCGCGAGCATCTGTAAATAGGCTTGTCGCAATAGCTGTTTCAAAGCCTTCAGCAGATGCAAAGTCTGCACCGTCTATTACTAAATCGTATATACCTGTTGCGTCTGGTTTGATAAGTACGTCTTGCATTAGAAAGGCCCGTTTGTGTTGGCTTGTGTGTCGCCCCTTGAATCATCGTTTTGTGTGTGCTTGTGTGTTCTGCCAATATTTGTTCCATCATGTGTAACTGTTCCACCGCCAAAATTTGCAGCTGGGGCATTAAAGTTAATCCCGGTTGACGCTATCACCGTAAATGTTTCGCAGTCAGTCCGAACGAATGGGGACTCAATTCTCACTTCCACGCTCGCCACTACCTTAACAGTTGGCGCGGTAACAATAACCTTTGTGCTTGCAACCACATTAAGGGTTCCCGTTTCATCGAAATATAAGTAATCGCCTGTGACATAATTCCCCAATCCAACTTCACCTTCTGCCATATCTTTAATCGGTCTGTTCTTTGGGTCGTCTGCCAAGCCGATGCCGTTTGATTCCTGCCCGTTTTGTGACCACTGCCCGACAATTGAACCAGCAGGCGGGTTGCTCATAAGTCCGTATGGTTTCAGCATTAGAACTTTCTGCGTCTTTCCCATAGCCGAAACGGTTGCAAATTGATAATCACCTGAATCATCAACCGATAATATCTTTGCTATTTTAAATAAGTTTTTGATAAGTCTAATTGGGTTCATATGGTACGCTCTGCAATGGTTTTTTATACCGTATCGCCTGCACCTGTACGGGCGGCGTTTCATTTTCGAGCTGTGAGCCTATATCTGATTTGCGCTTGGTTGCCGTTGTCGGTTCTGCTATGACCTGATAAGCGTCTGACTGCACGCATGTCAGCCGTGTGCGTGTACCCTGCCGCACATCTTCTGACCATTCAACGGACTTAATTAACATTTCACCTTTAACACCCTTGGTTTCATCGTCAACCTGAACAAACTGCCCGAAATCCCACACTGTGCCGTCTGGTTGTGCGTTCTCTGCCACTGTAGCGGTATATACCTGCCCCATTGCCCTTCTTATGTTTACTTCCTCTGCTGCCCGTTTTTGGCACTCCCCAACGGTCATCGTTTCTTCAGCCTGTATTTCAAGATACCTTGTAGCCCGAACCTGACCATCTTCAGCGGTGTTGCTGCGGTCAGTGCCTTCCCCGTCTGAATCGGCAAACGGGTCAAATCCGAAATTGTCCTGTGATCGGCAAAGTATCTTTGCAAACCTGTTTTGCTGTGAATGCGAAACTGATGAGAGTATTACATTGTTTGTCGTGCTACCTATCCGGTTTATAAGTGCTCCTGATGCCTTGTTCGATGTGTCGGGCCGGTAAATTAATAAATTCTGATTGCCGTCCGGCACTAAATACACTTGCCGCTTGCGTGCGAAGTTGACAAGATATGACATGCACGTTTCGCCAGTACCAGCCGCCTCAATTTCATCTTTAGTAAAGGCCGCTAATCCTGTAACGCGCTCAATGACTTTAATCTTTGCGCCTATTGCTGCAATTACCTTTTCGCACAATTGCTTTAATGTTTGCTCACCTTCAGTTACCTTTGCGCTATCCGGTACGCTGCTATCAATCAAGTCCTGGATATTGTCACGCCCTGAAATAGACACGGTATGTGATTTGCTATCTTGCGTATCGTTCATCTCATCGATGAACCCGACAACCTTGCGTATAGTATCAATAATGATCTCAATGTTATCGCCAACTTTCATCGGGAAGTCTTGAATAGGAGAGCTTGAATTGGTGAACCGGAATACTCCACAATTGGTATCAATGGAACGCTGCGCCCGGGCAGTTTCCCAATTTGTGAAAGGTATTCCGTTTACTCTAATTTCAAAGCTCATGCTTGCAATACCGTTGTTGTGCCTATCAGCTTATCTGCCGGTAGTGTCGGGTTTAACGCCCGTATTTCAATAGCCTTAGTGGTTGCATCTTCTGCCGTTGCGAAATCTTCAGCATACAGCGCATACGCTTCAACGAATGAACTGATTTCAACCTTATTGGTAATCGTTGTTAAGCTAAACGCTGATTGCTCTTTTTGGTCAAGCACTTGCAGGGCAGTCAACCGGATTGTTTCAACTGCCGCACGTACTTCGGGTTGTGATTGAATAAGCGTCTTGTCAGATGTGTCAACCCGCATTAGTCGTTGGTGTGCTTCTTCAAGATTTGCGCGTGTTTCTTCAATTTCATCATCGGTGCTGTATGTTGTGTCAGACGCTTGTTCGTATGCCGCCGTGAGAGCATTAAGCCTGCAAGCATGAACGGTTGACAATCTGTTTTGATTGCGCTTAATACGGCCTGATGTGGTTGCATCCCACAGCGGTACTTCATCACTGCTTGATGATGTCGTGTCTGGGGTATTGGCGTTTTTAATATCTGATAAACTCAGGCTCAACTGTGAGCCGAAATTAGTTAATTCAAGCAACTGAGATATGCCCGCGCCACCAGACAAGCCTTCGCTTGTAGCCTGCCACAATCCCACAATCGCGCTTTCCATATCGCCACTATCACGAACAATTGAAGGCGTGTTGGTATCAATCAAGTCAACCAGCGTATTAATGTCGCCTGCATTATCAACAACCGATGTTATATTCTGCACCGCTTTAGTCATTTCTTTTAAATCAAATTCAGCAGAAACAACGTTTGATGTATTCGTGGGTACTTGCCATAAATTATCGATAGCGGATTGTACCTGCTGCCGTGCGGTGTCACCTTGCGCGTATACAGTTCCAGCATGTGGCCTTGAAATTACCGGTCCCGATCTTGCTGTTCCTGCCACAAACGCAAGCTCAAAACGGATCTCACCAACCGATGTTTGGCTTGCATCTTTCTTGTACGGCATTGCAAACAGTCTTTGCACGCCAAAGGTCGGCATTGAAAGATTGCCCTGCCCTTTTTCCCTTAATGCACGTTCTAACTGTGCCGCCCGGTCGATGAAGTCAGCGCCCGTGACAAATGCCGTAACGCTGAATTTAGGCGGTAACTCACCTTGATCTTCAACGTATCGGGTATTACTGTTCGGATAATCATGAAGAACAATGCGCCTGCCGCCTTCTGCCAAGACTTCATTCTTGACAAGAAACGGAATGCCTTTCCACGATGCCGGTAATAGTCCAGTTAATCTGCTCATTATCCTTGCACCATTGGTATGTTATTACCTGCATTAGCTGTCATGCTTGCACTTTCAACACTTGCACCACCACCAGCAGACAAACTTATTTGACCGTCAATAATCAGTTTGCCAGCTGCCGCCTTTGCTGCAATACGCTCCTGAGATTTTTCAAGTGCAGCGTTTTCGGCTTCAGTCTGAGTGTGCTTATAAATATCAGATGGATCGCGTTGTTTTATATAGTTCCAAAGATGTTCTGGAAGGTCTTTTAGGTTTGTAAGTTGATCCCAATGTTTCCAAACTTGATATAGCGCAGCACCCAAAGCAACAAATGCTATTACCGCCAAGCCTACTCCCGTAATTGTTAGCCCTAACGGGATTAGAAATAGTGATGCAACTCCAAGCATCAGTTGCATTGCTACCCACAGCCCGCTGATTACTGGGATAAGCGCACCCACCGAAACTGCAATAATCCCAAACCCTATGATAATCGGTGGTAATATTGCGGCAATAGCAAGAAACGCAACAACTATTTTCTTTGTTGTGGGCGATAACTTTTGAAACTTAGCAGCTAATTTTGCAACAAAATTTAACATTTTATTTATGGCTGGCGCAATCAATACAATAAATGATTTGAATGCAACAGTTATCTGACCCATTGCACGTTTATATGTCCATGTCATGCTGGAGTTCTGGTCTGCAAACGCACGCATTAGACCATCGCCAGTTTTTAAATCTGAATTTATCTTTGCAATTATCTCGGCTATTTTCCCAAGTTTGCCACCGCTCACAAGTGCGGCAATTGCTTTCAATGCCCTGCGTTCAGGGATCGCACGCATTACTTTATCTTCACTAAACTTACTTTGAGCTACAGCAATTTCCTTGAATATTGCCTGCAACCCCTTTGCCTTAATGTTAGCAACACCATAGCTTATCCCCATTTTATCCATTAACTTCATGGCATCTTTTTGGGGTTTTGCAATAGCTAAAATAACAGCATTTAATGATGTAACTGCCGAGTCTGTGTTGATACCTCCAAGCGTCATTGCTGAAAGTGATGCAAGCATTTCATTCATTCCAATGCCTGCCATTTTTGCAGTTGATGCAACATTACCCATGCCAGCCGAAAGCTCTGAAACTGTTGTCTTACCTTTTACCTGTGCAGAAAACAGAGCATTGGCGGCTTGTGTGGCGGTGACATTTTCCTCCTCATAAACACTCATGAGGGTAGTTAAACCGCTGACAGCTACACCCAAATCAGCGTTGCCGCCTATTGCAAGTATTTGAGCTGTTTTAAATGTTTCAAAACCACGCTTGCCAGCTCCAAGTGCAGAAACGGTGTCAAACAAACCTTTGTTTGTATCGTCTATTGAAAAGCCTGCCTTGACTGCATTTTCCTGCAATACTTCAAGGTCTTTACCGAACCTTTTTAATTCTGGCCTTGATAGCAGGTTGTTTACATCTATAAGGCCCTTCTCAAGCCTTGCAAATGATATAGTTGCCGCCGTTCCAACTGCCAGAATCGGAACTGTCAACCGCATTGACATTGCTCTACCGGCGGCAATAGACTTCTTACCAACCCGATCAAGGCTTTTGCTCATCTTGTTAGCACTACGAGCTGCCTTGCCTGCCACGGTTGCAAACTTTTTTGTTCCCCTCGCTATTTTTGCAAGTGGCGCAGAATATCTGTCTTTGATTAGATAAGTATATGCAGCGGTTAACATAATTATTTCATGTTTCCTTTTGTTTATTTATTAATTTTGTCAATCTCGCTTGCCACAATAGACGTTTCCCACATTGGCATGTTCAGCGCCGTTTCGTAGCTTATGCCTCCATCGGTTCCGTAGGCAATTCTGACTGCTCTTCTGATGAAGTCCTCTCGCCCTCTTCCGAGGGCATAACGAAAAAAGCCGCCCACCGTAAGGCAATTGCCTTGGCATCTTTTGGACACAAGTTCGCCCACAAGGTGCTATTCATAGCAAGCCTTCCGTCAATTAAACAGATTGATTTTTTTGGATTTACAACACAGGCCATTTTTGCAAACGTTGCATTGAACTTGCTGTAATCAACACGGTTGGAATCTTTCAGCACAACTGCAAGTGCTTCTGCCATTTCCTCTGACTTAACTTCTATTTCTTCAGCTTGTTCGTGAAAAGGTTTAACAGTTTCACCAACTTCGCTTTGCTGCGCACCAATCTTTTCGGTATAGTCCATCTGCGCTTTTGTGATCATCTGTTCGATCTTGTCACAGAACTGACAGTGCTCCATGCCAGGCTCTTGCAGTTTTACGTGTGTTGCATCGTGTGATGTACTGTCAAACTTGTATTTAATCGGTCGTGTCAGTGTAAATTCAAAGATCCCATCTTGAATACTCATTGAATACCCTTTCTTTACTGGTTAGACATCGGATCGCCCTTGAACTCAAGGCTTGTAACGCCGTCTGCTGAAGCCTGCCGTTCGACAGGTGCGGTCAAGCTCATATTATCGAATGACAGCGTGGTTGATTCCCCGCTTGCGGTACGCTGAAGAGCTTTAATTTCATTGGCTCCTATGTTTTCTTTCCATGTTGCAATGTCGGCATCCACGCCAAGCACAAGATAAATGTCAAACTTGCACATGCTGATTTGTGTTTCAGCGTTTTGGGAATGGATACTTGATGTGCTTCCACCGCCTGCACTTGCAGACCTCACATTAATTTCCCCCTCGCCACCATCATAAACAAAACTGTTAGGAACAATCTTGTATGTCTGGTTGTTTATCTGAATCGCGGGGGTGCTTAAAGTCTGGTTACCCATGATTTAAAGTCCTTTCTATACTGTGATTTGCGTGCCAGTGCCTTCGATAGTGAAAGACAAAGACAGTGCGTAGTTAATAGTTCCAAGCTGCGTAACAATCGGCAACGGGCCGACAATCGTAGTTTTGCGATCTGCAAGCGATACAGTTACAACGGTATTCTGTGCAAAAGAGCTCTCAGCTTTTCGGCCTGACTGAGTGAGCGCACTCTTAGACAAAAAGCGGTATATGCGTAACAACTCAGCCTTAACAGCTTCAGCGTTTGTCATAGAGAAACCCGATTCCAAATCGCCTTCTGTTAAGCGTGATTGCGCATAGGTTGACTTTAAAACGTTATAGAAAACCTCACGACATGCGCTGCCAGTATCAACATAATTGAGATAGCTGAAACTTACATTGTCGTTACCGCCTGCATCAGTGAGCCATGTAGTTACAACCGGCCCCATCAGCATAGCGTTCTGAGCTGGATTGACACCGTATGTGGTAAACCCTGCTGCTTCCAATGCGGGTTGCTCAACTGTTGATGTCCACAAGTTTGTCGCTGCGGTAACCGGAGTGGCGGGAAGCGGGGTGTTAAAATATGGCCGGCTCGCAAGGTGCGGGCCGCCAAAATTATCAAGACCGCCAGAAGTGGTGATGATGTTTTCTGCAATAGCCGCGCCTGGGGTCAAACGCTTTGCCCTGATGCCTGCAAACTCACAAGCAACCCAATCAGCGGGGCGAACAATAGCCGGTCCTTTGTTGTCTGCCAATGCAAGCAGCGGCGCACCCATGAGAACCAGAACTTGACTGTTTATCAATGCACCTGCTGCCAGATCATCGGCATATACGGCTGTCTTACCCTGAAAGATTGTTCCGTCCATAATGGCATTTGAAGCGTTGAACCGTGATTCAAATTCAACCA